GTCCTCGAGCGTGGTCTCGTCTACGATGGGCTGACCAGTCTCTGTAAACTTATCAGGCTTCCAACCAAGTGACTGCAACCGCTCTGCGATCTGCTTACGGCTTCCAACATTGAAGTCGGTTACCTTGTCCTTCAATCGTTTGCCTGTTTTCTCTGACCAACGCTCTTCAACAATAGGCGGAAAGATCGCTTGCATGTCATCTTCAATAGCCGACATTCGATCCATAACAGTAGCATGTAACACCTGAGCTTTAGGTATATCCAGTTTAAAACCGGCTCGCTCTTGTTTACCACATTCAATGGCAACATTATGCTCCAACGCAATAGACGTCTCAGCATCTCTCCATCTCCCAAAGTGCTCAGTCAAGTGATTGTAAAGACGTACGGTAAGATGTACGTCCTGCTTACAATAAGTAATCATCTCGTCGGTTAGACCGCCATCGTAGTCTTCGAAGTCAATCTTACCTTGACCACCAAGCCTTACGCCCCAAGCGCGTAGTGAATGACCGCCTTCGAGGACGGGGTTCAAAAGTCGAGACATAGTTAGCGTATCGACCACTTGTGAGCGCCTGATCCCAACATTCCAATGCTCTCTCAACTTCGGAGCATCGAAGCCAATGAGGTTGTGTCCGATGATTTTGTCGTACTCTGCGATCAAAGGCTCTAATGATTGTGGCTCTGTGTGACATATCACCTCCCCTGTGTCGACGTCTTCAGTTACACAACACCAAATCAAACTGGCTGTTGAGTTCGTCTCGATGTCCAGAACTAGCTTCTTCACGCTTCACCTCGTTAATAATATTTCGAATGCGGTCAAAAGATGTAACAACCCATTCGTGTGACTTGATTACTTTATCATCTTCTTGTAACGCTTTGAGTACAGCTTCTTCAGCAGCTTTACAGTCATCGAAGAACATCTCATAACAGACCTTGTAAGCTCGATGCGGGTCACCAGTTTGGTAACTACGGAGACGCTTCTCAACATCGTCGGCTTTGCCTACCTTATACCAATCCGCCCAAGCAGGGTTGTATATGACGTATACATACCCTTCAGCGGTAGGTGAATTTGTTTCAGACTGATCGAAAGGAATAGGTAAGTTGTGAGCCTTGTAGACTTCAATCCAAGACGTAGCGATAAGTCCAGGAATATGAAGTGGGTGACTTTTCTTAACGTACTTCCCTTCTACACGCATCTGTAATGGGTTGTGTATCACATTCAGTCGCTTGTTAATATGACGCTTACACTCCTTACATTCATCCTGACGATTAAACGATTTGTTACGATGAACGTCAAAGGCTTCGAGAGCTTTAACTTGCTTACATACATTACACTTTTTCATGTTAGTGACCTCTGTTGCTTTACTGTAAAGAACCCGTCGTGTTGTGGATTCTTTTCCATGAACATACGAGCATAAAACGCGACCCAACTATTAGAAAGTTTAAAATCGTCGCCTTGTGTATTTATCATTGTTTCCCAACGAATTCGATGTGCTACTGCATCGGCAGAATAGTGCTTTAGATACTTAGTTGCCTCTAAAGCATATTTCTCGAACAGTTCATAAACGTGGGGGTTGCTCGCATGGAACACCTCAAACTTATCCTTTAAAGTCATAATGCCTCCTCATCTACTTCGGTCATACGACCTGTTGTCAGGCTGTACAGTAATGCACACGCCTTACCGGTGATTCCTGCGAATCGATTCTTGAGAACACGGACACGGGTTGTGTTGCGCTCTGCTTCATCATCGGCCTGACCGTTACGCTCCAGACCCAGAACCATGTCAGACAGTTGAGCAATCGATCCAGACCCACGCAGTTGAGCGAGCGAAGTTGCTGCGCCTTCTTCGTGACCCTTCGTTTCTGGACGCTTGAGATGTGATACGACGACCAAGGCAATGCCTGTCTCTTGGACGAGCATCCGAAGCTTAGTCATGATCTCATCGATGGCTTTACGTTCGTCGCCGTTCGACTGAGCCGACACAATGATCGAGATGTGGTCGACGAAGATGTATTCGCAACCTACAACCTTGGCAAGGTAGCGCACACGATTAACAATGTTATCCACATCGGAACTACCGAAGTGGTCAAACATGAAGATGCGACCAGTACCAAGGGTATTTTTAAATGCTTCATCTTTCTCCTCCTGCGTCGAGGGTGTGTCCGGTAGATGCAACGGCTTGTTAGCCGACAGAGACATCAGAGACAAACCAGTCTTTCGAGTAGACTCCTCCAAGAACATCAGACCGACGTTTTCTTTGGTGTTCTGAATAATGTGCCAGATGATCTCTCGAAGGAACTGAGACTTACCAAGACCTGAACCGGCTGTCACAGTCACAAGTTCGTACTTACGAATACCGTAGGTCAACTTGTTCAGCCCCTCGAATGGGTAATCACAGTCAGCCTTCTCTAACGGCTTCATCACCTCATCGTACAACGAGTCACCTGAGATGATTCCATCTGGAGTCCAACGCTCAGCTCTCCAGAACATGTTGACGAACTCAGCGGTACGTCCTTCTTGCAGATATTCGCAAGCGTCCTTCATGTTGTTCTGGTGCTTCATCACCTTGGCTTTGTGGCTGAAAAGCTCACAGCACTTGGCTTGGGCTTCTTTTCCGGCTTCGTCGTTATCGAAACAGAAGATCACATTAGCGAACTGGTCGAGCCAGTCGAAGTTTTCTTTACAGTCTCTTAAAGCAGACTGAGCACCATTACGAACAGACACGCATGGCGTCTTATACGACAGCATCTGGTGACCTGCGAGGCAATCGAGTTCGCCTTCGAAGACAATAACGAACTTGTCGTTGTTGCTGAATTGTTCCTGACCGAACAGCGTCGAGGCACTCTTCCAATCACCTTCAATCTTGAACTCCTTCTTACCTCCGACACGGACTTTTGCTGCTTTGCGCTCTCCGTACGGAAACACGATGTCGTTACCGCGAAAGCCTACGCCATACTTCTCCATCGCATTGACGCTGATCTTACGATCTTTGAGGTCACGATAGATGATACCTTCAGAGGCATCGTAGTCCTCGTTTAACACTAACGCACCCATGTTGATTCTCTCCTCAAATTGGTTGATCGGTCGATTCTGACCGCAACTAAAACACTTAGACCATCCGTTCTCATCGATTGCCCTTGCATCCGAAGATCCACAGTCATCGCACGGTAGGTTCGTCTGAACAAAGCTCATACATGCCTCCAAGAACGCCCTGAAACAATGTCGTACACTGTCTGAGGTTTAATGCCGAACTTCTCGCCGATGCCCTTCATCGACAAAGACTGCAAACGCTTTCGAATAATCTGACCTTCTTCGTACAGTTCCAAGATCAACTTAACGTCTTCTTCGGTGACCTTCGCATTATGGTGCTTAGATCCCTTAGTAGATCGCTCAAATTCTTTTCGCATCGTTACTCCTTATTAAGTTGTAGTGAAGCAGTTCGAAGTGGTTCGATGGGCTTCACAGACTATATAGTTCCATGAATTTGTAACAATCCCTACAAATCATCTCCGGTCTCAATCTCTGCTACATCGAAGATCGACTTCAAATCATCATTCTCAATACTTCGAATATCGTCCTTAATCGGACGGTAACAGTCGTTACAAAGGTCGATGAACTCTCCAGTCTGTGCAGACTTTCGAGTCGATTCGAACTCCGTTAGTTCTTTATTACAAGCAAGGCAACGCACAACTATCTCCTATCTGTGATAACCCTACGAAATAGTATCAGATATAAGTAATAATCGTGCGGGCAGCAATGCCCCTCAAACATGCCCGTGAAGGCGGTTTTAAGGGGTCACTGCCTAGGGTTTCAGCCTTCGTAGTACCCTACCCCTACCCCAAGCCGTAAAGACCGTCTCAGTACCTCGTAGAATCGCTCTGAACCCCACGGCTTACAGACCGCCCAATGACCTCTAGGAATCACGCCATGCCACTCTCGATCAAAGCCTCGATAACCTCGACGCTCAATGCCTAACTTGTCACGGTTACGGCTCACGAACACACGAATGGTATTAGGGTGGATGTTTAAGATCTTCGACATGTCTGAATAAGGCATCTCTTGGCGTTCGAACTGGATCACCTGCTTAACGATCTCTTGGCTGAACAGCGTCGGACGGCCTCGGCCTTGAGTTTCTTTAACGGTAACACTCACGGCATGTTCTCCTCTAAACAGGTTTGAATGATGTCACGGAAGGCATTCGCAACCGTCTCAGGCATCGTTCCAAGATCAACGTCGTATTGTTGGTCTGCCTTGTCTTGGTAGTGTCCACAGTAGCACCAACCCTCATCGAGGTAGACGCACTCCACAGAGAATCCAAGATCGCAGAGCGTGTTGAATATGCCCGTCGGAGGCGACCACGCTGTCAGCATCGATACGTCGAGTGTGTTGCTTGTGGGGCGATGTACGTTGACGTCATGCGGCTCCCACTTCGTACCCCAGTTATCGCACCTCCAACCGTACCATTCCGGCATCTCTCCGGTGTACTTCTCGTCGAGCGATACCAAGGACGGCATCGGCACAATAGCGTTAAACGGTTCGTTCCCTTCGAGGATCTTCGCCAGTTGCTTAATCTTCTCAGGGTTCTTATGCGTGATTGTCACGCGACAGTCTGTCCAGTTTGGCATGGTTACTTGCTCCTTAAACCTAGATACGAACTCTCGTCCACTTCCTCGACCTCGAATACGTCGAACTCTACATAGTCCTGCTCGTCGTAATCAACTTCGGCCTCCTCAACGAGGCGACGGGCTTCCGCCTCGTCTTTTGCCTCGACCTTATAGAGCCGAACTGCGTCGACTCTCTCCCAAACTCTAAACTCTGGCATATTCAAGATCCTTTAGATTCTCTAGTAACATCTCACCGCGCTCGATCTCAAGGTCTGAGATGAACGAGTGTTCCTGCGCTTGCTCGATCTCGTCGTCGAGCTTCGCATTCTTCCAGAGACGCTCTGCGAAGTCTGCGAAGTCATCTTCCTGCAACGAGTAGAACCACTCCAGAAACTGTTCTTCGTCGTGCAGTAGATGAGGGTTGACGGACTCGACCCAAGTGTCGAACTCTGCGTACACAGAGATCTTCGACAACTCGAAGTCAGTCGTGTCGTTGAGGTGTGCGATATAGTCTTCGATGCTATAAAGTTTTGACATGTTATTTCTCCTTTTGAGGCTGCCGAGGCGATTATGCCTCGATTCCTTTGAACAATTCAACAATCGTTGGAACGCACCACGAATTCCCAAGCGCCTTATAGCGGTGGGTGTTGGCGACTCCGGCGGTGTAGTCGTCTGGGAAACCCTGCAAGCGCTCGCACTCGGTCGGTGTCAGCTTGCGATACTTCAGAGAATCGATGGCAATCTTCGGCTCTCTGTGGCCTCCTCCCATCGTGGTCAGTGTTGGGGCTTTGGCGTTGATGTCGTAGACCCTACGGATGCAGTCGAGTCCGTTAATGTCTGCCTCTCCGATTTGATTGCAACCAGTAAAGACCAGTTGACGAAGATTCTTCTCGAAGTACTGTTTGAGATTACCGCCCTTCCAATAGTTCGCATCCAAGCAAAACGACTTGTCACGGTCTACGAAGCCTTCTTCGTCGAGGATGTCACGAAGCAGGATCTGACGATCCTCAAGCGACCCGACGAAGGGGATATTCGTCCAGTAGAGGCGAACGCGATTCTGGGCGCTATGGAGTGCGCTATTGATCTGCATCGGCTCAACTCCTAGGGCTTCGGTGATTACGTCGCGGTGCTCCTGCTTCATCCTGACATTCTCAAGCATGAAGTAGTCTGGCTCGAACTCTTCGACGACCCGCACAAACTCCCAGAAGAGTTGACCGCGCTCGTCTTCAAATCCGCGCTTGTGTCCTGCGTGTGAGAATGCCTGACATGGCGAACCACCCCAGACGATGACCGTGGCGTCTTCGAACCATTCGTCTCGAAACATCGCACGAGTCACCCGACGAACGTCTCCAAGCTGTACTGTGTCCGGCCAGTTCTTTTGCGTGATCTCGATTGCCTTCGGATCGATCTCTGACGCGTAGTAGTAAACGTCGTATCCATTGGCCTCGTTGAACCCTGCGCGATCCAATGCGACGCGACCGGCTGAGATGCCATCGAATAGGCTTATAACAATAACTTTTTTCATTTCCATATCTCCTGCGGTTTGGAATCTGTCGGGCTTCCGACTATGCCCCAGATGAGGGTCTAGGGCATTTCACTGAGTAGCCAACTCAGATCGTCAGGTCGGTCTATCGAAGCGCCTTCCTCCTTCGCTTCTGTGCTTTCCGCATTTTCTGATAGCGGTAGTATTCTGGTTCATTCGGGAGGATTCCACAAGCCCAAGCGATCAGGCCGCCGAATCCCATCACGAGGCAGAAGCTCGCAACTCCTGCAACGACTAGGAAAACTTCTGCGCTCATGCTGTCACCTCCAAGCGATCACCAAGACAGTGAAATTCGTACTCCATCTCGTCACGGAGGTCGTACAGATCCCGACGCGCTTTGGAGACGATCCAATCGAGAGCCTCCTCGAAGAGGTGTGGAATGTCCTGAGACTTCATCGCCTCGACTTCAGCCCGAACCGCGATCTCTGTCGCGCAGTATGCGAGTCGGTAGTCGGCATTGCCCGACGTCGACCAGTTCTCGTCCCAAAACTCGTCGTACATCGCCAGAGCTTCGCGGAATGCGTCCCGATCCTCAACCATCAAAGCCTCGACCAACTCCTCAGCGCGGGACGAGTAGATACACCACTCTGTTTCGCACATCTCAGGCAGTAGGTCGTCGACTTCCTCCCAAGTCTTGCCGTAGTGCTCGCGCTCTGCGCGGAGGTCGTGGGCGACCGCTGAGACGGTCTGGCGGAATTCTGCGATGGTGATCTGTGTTGCTGTCTGTGTCATGTCCATATCTCCTGTGTGTTTGGATTCGACGTGCCTAGTAAGCCTGAAATTGAAACAGTATTCAAAGACTTTGTAGTTATATAACTATTCCAGTTTGTTATATAGGCTGTTCAGTGCCGTAATAGATGACCGCGCGTACGCCTACTACATAGCCCCTCACACTTCAACAACTTTATAGTCTAATACGTTTTGTGCAGTGCAACACCAGGTGCACAGATCGCAGCGACTGTCAAATCTTTTTAGTCTAATAAGTTTGGTGCACTGCACAAGGCTGTGAAGCCTGTCTAGCAAGGACTGTGCCAACTACAAAACTGGCATGAACTTTGCAGACTGCAATATCTATGCCAACCCCCGGGGAGGGCTAATTAGTCGAACAAGCTATACAGCAGCTACATAGACTTGCTAGAAGGTGAAATCTAAAAAGTGTTATAAAGTAACAATATTAATAAAAAAGACTGTACAGATATACAGTACTTTACAGCTTCTTAGCCTTTGAATTTAAAGAAGAAAGGTCTTAACAGAACTTTTTAGTGCATTATTGTTAAAAAGGCTTGACTTTTGCTGAAGTCTGTGCTAGACTATTCCCCTATATAGAGACTTCAAAGCACATCGTATGACCATCGACAACCGTACTGAAACTCCTTCCTTTGAAGAGAAGGTTTCTTTGAATGCTGAAGTCACTGAAGAGGCTACACAGTCTATAAAGACTCCCCCTAAGAAACGAGGACGTCCCCGCAAAAGCGACATTGAAGCTAAGAAGCGAGGCAATAGAGGAGTTGTAGGTAGACCGCCTGGCGATGCTGCTAGAATCAATGAATTCAAAGCTCGCCTCTTAGCCACTTCGGGTGACAAAGTAATCAATAAGATTATTGCCATAGCTTTGGATGATGACCATCCAGGTCAGATGGCAGCTCTAAAGATGTGTATGGACAGAGTACTACCTGTTTCTTACTTCGAAAAGGATAAGGCGACGGGTGGACGAAACGCAGTGAGCATTACGATAACCGGAATAGGTGGCGATGTCACTACAGTCGGTTCAGATGAAAAAGTGATAGAAGGAGAAGTCATCGATGTTGAGTGAAGGTCTTAAAGAACAAATTAAAGAAGACCTGATAAAGCACGAAGGATACAAACAAGAAATCTACCTGTGCTCTGAAAGCATACCGACCTTCGGAATCGGACATGCCATCAAAGAAAGCGACATCGAATACACTTGGCCGGTTGGAACATTCATCGAAAAAGAAAGAATTGACAACGCCTTTGAAGAAGACTTCAAGACAGCCTGTACAGACGCTGCAGCTTTAACATTAGAGTTTGCAAATCTACCAGGGGCTGCAAAGCGTGTCTTAGTCAACATGGCGTTTAACCTTGGACGGAATCGTCTAGGACGTTTTAAGAAGATGTTACGAGCTGTCAACGAAGGCAACTTCCCAAAGGCAGCAGACGAGATGGTAGATTCGAAGTGGTACAACCAAGTCGGTAACCGTAGCATCGAACTAGAGAACTGGATGCGTAACGCTTGAGTGACTTGAATGTCGAGTTGCTACCTTGGCAACAGAGTGTCTTAGAAGCCCCTGAACGCTTCAAGGTTGTTGCTGCAGGTCGTCGGTGTGGTAAGTCCCGTCTCGCTGCGTGGATGCTCATCATCAACGCCCTACAGGCGTAGAGAGGTCATGTATTCTATGTAGCCCCTACACAGGGACAGGCACGGGATATTATGTGGGGTGTCTTGCTAGAGTTAGCGCACCCAATCACATCGGGGTCTCATGTCAACAACATGCAGATCAAATTGATTAACGGTGCGACGATATCTCTAAAGGGCGCTGACAGACCCGACACAATGCGTGGTGTGTCTCTCAAGTTCCT